CCTGATGCCAGCTCTCGCTAGAGTGGGTGATCCGATGGGAGGGGATGATACATCCATTGCCGGGCCCGGCTCACCTAATGTATTCGTCAATGGCATTTCGGTTTCTATAAACACCGATACCACCAATGATTCCCCGATAGACCCCGATCCCCCAAATAGTTTCACCGGATCGGGTAGTCCCAATGTTTTTGTGAATGGTATTCCGGTGTTGCGACTGAATGACCAAGACAATGATGGTGACCCCATAACTGGTGCTTCTCCAAATGTTTTCGCAAACTAACCTAAATAGAATATGGCTACCACAAGACAATTTTCCGATATAGACCTTACATTCCAGCCGAATCCGGTAACTGGGGATATTAGGTTGTCTGTTGGTTCTCAAGCAATTATTAGGTCTGTTAGGAATCTAGTTCTCACCAATCACTGGGAGAGACCTTTCAATTCACAATTAGGTTCTAATGTCCGAAGAATGTTGTTTGAACCCATATCACCGGTGAATGCCAATATTCTTCAGAGAGAAATAAGTGATGTTATCAACAACTTTGAACCCCGAGTAAATCTTCAAGAAGTTTTTGTACAACCAGACCCGGATTATAATTATTATCAAGTACAAGTTACTTTTTTCATAATAAACAGTGCCGACCCAATAACACTAAACTTCATACTAAACAGATTGAGGTAAATAGATGGCAGCAAATTCATCCTTACAAATAACAGAATTAGATTTTGATTCTATCAAATCTAGTCTAAGAACCTTTCTACAGGGTCAATCAACATTCCAAGATTATAATTTTGAAGGTGCTGGTCTTTCTAATCTTCTAGATTTGTTGGCATATAATACCCACTATAATGCTTATTATTTGAATATGGTTGGGTCAGAAATGTTTCTGGACACTGCCCAACTAAGAAGTTCGGTTGTTTCCCATGCCAAATTATTGAATTATACCCCCCGATCAGCAGCATCTCCATCCGCAACAATAAATCTTACACTTACAGGTATTGATAATTCCCATGGAAATGTTGCGATTACTATCCCCCAATACACCAAATTCCAATCAGCACCCATAAATGGTGCCAATTATACTTTCATCACAGTTGATGAAATCACACAAAATTCTAGTGGCAACACCGTAACTTTCAATAATCTTGAAATCGTTCAAGGTCAACCACTGACCTATACATTCACTTATAGTGCCGCAACAAACCCATCTCAAATTTTCAAGATTCTTGACAGCAATATTGATGTTTCTACCATAGAAGTTACTGTCCAAACATCATCAGCAAATACCACTAGTACCAATTTCAATAATGCCACAAACTATCTAACATTGGATGGGAGTTCTCAAGTATATTTTCTCCAAGAATCATTAGATGGATATTATGAAATATATTTTGGGGATGGTATATTAGGTCAAACTCTTGTTGACCAAAATGTTGTTATTGTTAGATACATATCAACATCCGGAACTGCTGCGGGTGGTGCCAATACATTCACCCTAATGGATACTATTGCCGGAACTAGTGGTGTTATTTTGAATCCGATTTCGGCAGCATCTACAGGTGCCGATAAAGAAACAATAGACAGCATAAAATTTCTGGCACCCAAAGCATATTCTGCCCAAAATCGTGCCGTGACCAAAGATGATTATGCCGCACTGATACAACAGAATAATATTGGATTTACTTTTGATGCTGTTTCGGTATGGGGTGGGGAAGAAAACAATCCTCCGGTCTATGGTCAGATATTCATTGCTTTGAAACCATCAGGGGCATATACTCTAACCCAAACACAAAAGCAAAGATTGTTATCCGAAGTAATCAAACCAATTTCGGTAATGACAGTTACCCCAAATATTGTTGACCCCGATTACACATATATTCAAATAACATCAAATGTTTTATATGATTCCCACAAAACAAATAGAACAGCACAGCAAATACAATCGGCAGTTTCATCGGCAGTTTATTCATTCGCTTCTTCTACTCTGAACACCTTCAATTCAACCTTTATGGCGACCGATTTGAATAATGCCATAAAATCAGTTGACCCATCTATTATAACTTCGGAAATTTCAATAAAATTACAAAAGAAATTCTATCCAAGTCTGACCACATCAACCACATATGAACTGGATTATAGTGTTCCCCTAGAAAGAAACATGCTTCTTTCGGGTGTTTCAAGTTCACCCGGTATGACTTTCATAGACCAAACTAATAATAATATTCTGGTGAATGAGGTTTATATAGATGAAGTGCCAGTATCTACCGGGGGCATATATTCTATATCGGTAGTAAATCCCGGTTTCAGTTATCAATATCCACCGATTGTTACTGTATATGGTGATGGATCGGGTGCTACCGCAACAGCAATATTGAATAAAGATGGTTCAATAAAATCCATCACAGTTACAAATAAAGGTTCGGGATACACATCAGCAACCATTTCTATCAAGGCAGCGACCAATGATAATTCAGGTCAGTTAGGTTCTGCTATTGCTGTTCTGGACGGTCAGTATGGCACACTAAGACTATCTTATAACAATGCTAATTCGGTCAAGACTGTTCTGAAAAACATAGGAACTATTGATTATGTGAATGGTATTATTACCCTAACCAATTTCAATCCCTATGATATCAATAATCCACTAGGTCAATTGACGGTAACAGTAAACCCAACCACTACATTGATATCATCCACATACAATAAAGTATTGACTGTTGACCCCTATGATGTCAATGCGGTAACTGTAAATGTGATGGCAAAATGATATTAGAAACATCTAATACATCATTCCTAATTCCATCCCAAATCCCGGAATTTATTCGGGATTCAGAGGACTATCAAAACTTTGTTGCGTTTATTCAGGCATATTATGAATGGATGGAACAGCAAGGGAATGCCACTTATCAAGGAAGAAATCTTCTTGACTATGATGACATTGATGAAACCACCAATGATTTTCTACAATACTATGTCAATGATTTTCTTCCATATTTTCCCCAAGATGCCTTAGCAGATAAAAAGAAGGCAATAAAGATAGCAAGAGAACTATACAAGACTAAAGGCACACCAGCATCCTACCAATTTCTATTTCGCGCACTTTACAATTCTGATTTTGATGTATTCTATACCAGAGATGCGGTATTGCGAGTATCGGATGGCACATGGTTCGTGCCAAAATCATTGCGATTGGCAACTACCGATGAAAATTTCCTGAATACAAACAATCTTAGGGTGTTTGGGGAAACCACGAAGTCTATAGCGACTATTGAAAATTCTGTAGTATCGGGTAACAAGATAGAAATATTTATATCAAATATTGAAAGACTGTTCCAATCCGGTGAAACTGTTAGGATTGTTGATAATAATAACCAAGATTTATATTTTTACAATAATCAAATAGTTCCATCCACAACCCCCGGTTCATATGTTCTGCGGGCAAAAATTGTGGGACAAATCAGTCAAATAAAGATAAATCCCAATAAAAGGGGTAGTCTGTATGCCACCGGATATCCGGTTGCGGTCTATGGTGGATTGAATGCCAATAGTAATACACAAATAGGTGCGGTAGCAACAGTCGGGGATGTTACTGCTGGTTTTATTCAGCGTATATCTGTAATAAATGGTGGATGGGGATATAATCTATTCCCCAACACACAATTGATACTTACTAATGCTCCTACAGCAAATGCGATGGTCGCATCAGTAAATCCAGATGTAAATCAAGTTGGTAATGTGGCATTTATACCAACAGATTCTATAATGCTAAAAAAGAATATGATGATTGGTAATACTAGAATAAGTTCGGGTGCCAATACACAAAATGGTTCTACTCAGTTGTGGTCAAATGGAAGTTATGGTTTTGCTAATGCTGGATTTTCTAATGCTAATACTACCCTTATAAATGCCTTTTCATTTATATCATTTTCTACATATCCAATATCGGGTGTTTCGGTTCGCAACGGTGGGGGTGGAATAACAGACACCCCGACAGTATATGCCGATTCACAATATCCTACCGATGATTCTGTTGCCGGGATAAATGGTCATTTAGCATCATTGGGTATTCTGGCACCAATACAAATATCATCAGCTGGTGTTGGATATAGACTAAATGATATTATTACATTTACGGGGGGTTCGGGTCGGGGTGCCAATGCTATTGTTACTGCGGTAGATAACTTTGGTGCTATTCAAAGCACAAAATACATTGGGGTCGGTAGTTGGTCACCGGGTGGATCGGGTTATAAAACAACTGCCCTTCCGACAGTGAATGTTCAATCATCCAATGTGTTTGCTACTGGGGCATCTTTATATGTTCCGGGGATTCTTGGTTCGGGTGCCACATTCTCGGTTGTCTCGGATCGCATCGGTGCCATTACATCATTCAACATTGAAAACTATGGTGAAGATTATGTTTCGGCACCGAAGGTATCCCTGAAGATTATGGATATTGCGGTATCTAATGTAAGTCTAAGTAATCTACCACAAAATCTGGATTTGGTGTATCAGGGCACAAATGCCAATCAATCTGTATTCAAAGCGAATGTTCAATCCATAACCGAATTGTTTCCGGATGCCAATCCAGCAAATACAATATATTCATTGCGGGTATTCAACTACAATACTACACCCGACCCATCCAAACCATTGATAGACAATAATAGTAATATATCAATGGTTATAAACACATCAAAAACCGGATATGTCCCTAATATTACTATCAATAAATCATTCAATGCGAATGGTATTATCATTTATGGTGATGGCACTGCCCAAGCAAATGCGACATTTTTGGATGGACTGACTATCGGCAATGGACAGTATATTACAAATCAAGGACAACTAAGTTCATTCTCTGTTCTGGAAAGTCAAGATTATAACAACTATACCTATAAGATTATTGTTGAAAAAGAAATCGCAAAATATCGAGACATTCTTCTGAATCTATTACACCCATCAGGCACTAAACTGATTGGAGTGTATGCTCTGAAATCCAATAATAATGTTGATTTGGATATGGAAGATGCTCTTGATAAATCTGTTGCTAATCTAAATGTTTCATTCAGTATGGTATCTTCATTTACCAACAAGAGCAACAACATCATAAAATATAACAATATAGGCACATCTAATATTGCCAACTTCATCACACCCAATAGTGTCATCAAGATTACCCCGACCAACGGACCTAATGTTATTTCGGCAATATCAACAATAAATGTAGCATCCAATACAATAACATTGAAATCCAATGTGTGGTTGACCTATGGAAATGTTGCTAACATCAAAGCAAATTCTAATTCTAATGTAATAAATATTGTATCTATAACAAATAGTTACAATGTTATCAATAATGGTCAATATAGCAATACAGCATATCCATTGATGGACATTGTGTTTGTTGGGGATACAGTATTGATTGATAACAATATACCATTGACTGTAAATACCATAAATTATGTGACCGGAACAATAGTCGTTTCGGGTAACATTGCTAATAGCTCAATTTCAATGATGTCAGTAAGTCGTAAATTTACAGCATCAAATGGTCAGATAATGATTTCTAACCCATCATAGGCAAATAATGGCAAAC